GATGTAGGACATAAACAAGCTATTAGCAAGGGTGGTAAGAACACTCTGTCTAATCTATTTGTACAGAATCCAGGTCAAAACAGGTCCTTTAGTCGTACTGCTAAGGGAGCTATGAAGTCAGAACGAAGCAAACGTGAGCGCTGTTAGACCTAAATGGCCCAAACTAACTAAAGAGATTATTGAGGGTTTTGCTTCCTCCTGTTTAACTCCATTCTTTGATGATGCATCAGCATTTGCTGATTTTCACAGAGAATTATGGGAATTATGTTGTTCAGATGATAGGTTTGTTGCCATCGAGGCGCCCCGCGGTTAATGTCATTGGGCGCATTACAAATATAAAGTGGCCGCGTTTCACCCCTCAAATTCGGAGAACTCCTTATAGGACAACCCCGAGCGAAACCAGATTGTTCTGGGACTGTGTAGAGACTAGACGGGGGGCTTAATCCAAATTTAAAGGAGATATATATGAGTCATACTCATGATGTAGCATGGTGTTCTGGTTTTTTTGATGGTGAAGGATTTGTAACAATACAAAGTAGAAACTCTTTAGTTAGTGGAAAAAGATATGCAGGGTATTATCTACGTATTGGAATAAATCATGTAGCAATAGAACCTCTTCTAGAAATGCAACGTATTTTAGGAGGGACTATCAGAAAACAAAACATTGATAAAGTTATAGGAAATAGAAAGCAACGACATTCATGGCAGATGGGTACACGATCTGCTGCTGAGGCTCTTATAAGAATGATGCCTTATTTAAGAAATAAGAATAAAGTTGCTGAATTAGGAATAGAATTACAAAATACTATGGGAAATCATGGACAAAGAACTACTCCTGAATTACAAATATTTCGTGCCATGCTCAAAGATCAAATCTCTACTTTAAATGCCAAGGATTAATGAAGGTATAGTCCGACACTCTTAGTAATAGGAGCAAACAGTAAGCACGCAAAATCAACTATCATTACTATTGTTTATACATTAGCTGTATTATTATTCAGAGAACGTAGATATGTAATCATTGTTGCTGATACAGAATCTCAAGCAGCTTTATTTGTAGGACAAATTAAACAAATTCTATGTGATTCTAAAGAAATCCACAACCTTTTCGGATTAAAAGTAAATGAAAAGGGTGTAGTTTTCGAGAAAGAAACAGAAACAGACATTATCCTGCACTTTCAGGATATGACTAAATTCAGAATTGTTGCCAAAGGAGCTGAACAAAGACTCAGAGGTATGCTTTGGGATGGTCAAAGACCAGATTTAATTGTTGTTGATGATCTTTTAAATGAAGAACTAGTAGCTAATAAAGACAGAAGAGATAAACTAAAACGTTGGTTCTATGGATCGTTAGTTCCACTAAGATCACGTAATGGTATCATTAGATTTGTAGGAACACCTCTAAATCTGGATGATCCTCTAGAGTCTCTGATGCCTAATGAGGGTGCTAAGACTACTGTTATTGAAGATCTAAAGGTATGGTCAAAACGTAAAGTAGGTATGTGGCGGTCTGTTAAATATAAAGCACATGACCCAACAATGTCTAAGTTACTGTGGCCAGAACGCAACTCTAAACAGATGTTCTTAGAGCTAAAACAAGAATTTACAGAGCGTGGTATTCCAGAAGTTTATTCTTGTGAGTATCTATGTAATCCTGTTGATGACTCTATTAGATATTTTAAGCGTCCTGATTTTCTAGGGATGACTGAAGAAGACAGGAAGAAAAATAAAATATTTTATATTACAGCTGACCTTGCTATCTCTGAAAAAGAACGGGCAGACTACACAGCTATTGTTGTTGGAGGAATGGATTCTAATGGTCAGTTGCATATTGTTAATTGTATTCGGGAACGACTTCCCGGTAATGAGATTGTAACAACACTTCTAACACTACAAAAGATATATAATCCCGTTGCTGTCGGTATTGAGGATACACAAATCTCCAAAGCTATTGGTCCTTATCTAAGAAGAACTATGCAGGAGGAAGGTACGTATCTCAATCTGGTTATGTTAAAACCACATAGACAGGATAAAATACAGCGTGCTAGATCTATACAAGCTCGTATGAGAGCATCAATGGTTAAGTTTGACAAGAATGCTGAATGGTGGCCAGAGTTTGAGGATGAGTGTCTAACATTCCCTAGAGCTAGGCATGACGACGTAGTTGATGCTTTAGCATACCAAGGTATATTAATTGATCTTATGTCAGAGGGCTTAACAACCGATGAAGTAAATAAAGAACAATATGAACAAGAATATGAGGAAGCAGGATATAACGATAAGGGACGCGACGAATGTACAGGTTATTGAAAAAAACATTAAAATTACAAAAGATATTAGATGAAAAAAATAATCTAGCTTCTCTGTTAGATGAGCATGATCTTATATCTATTGGTAACAAAGCTGTTGAAGGATTTGAAGAGGACTTAGCTTCACGAAAACCCTGGGAAGATGACTTAAAAACTTGGACAGAATTAGCACTACAGATTTCAACAGAGAAAACCTATCCGTGGCCTAACGCTGCTAATATTAAGTATCCTATGTTATCTACTGCATCTATGCAGTTTGCTGCTAGAGCTTACCCAACACTAGTTCCTAGTAATGGTAGTATTGTTAAATGCCGTGTTACTGGTTATGATCCTACAGGTGAAAAAGCACAAAGAGCTGAACGTATTTCTAAACATATGTCTTATCAATTGCTATCCGAAATGGACGATTGGGAAGAGGATATGGATAGATTACTTATCTGTTTACCTATTGCTGGTACTTGTTTCAAGAAGACATACTGGCAACAAAGTAAGCAGAAGAACTGTTCTAAACTAGTTTTTCCTAAAGTCTTGGTTGTAAATTACTTTGCTAATTCTCTAGATGACGCAGAGCGTGTTACAGAGATTCTTACACAATCCAGACGTAAAGTTAAGGAGATGCAGAATCAGAAACTATACTTAGATATAAAGTTAAATGATCCTGTTACTTCAGACAAGACACAAACACAATCAGTTAATGATGCTTTTTCTAATAGTTCTAATGATGACGATACTACACCTTATACAATACTAGAACAACATACATTTCTAGATTTGGATGGTGACGGATACTCTGAACCCTACATCATTACTGTGGAACAAGACAGTCATAAAGTATTAAGAATTGTACCAAGATACACAGCAGATGACGTTACTGTTAATGAACAGAAAAAAGTCATTATGATTGAGCCTATTCAGTATTACACTAAATACTCATTCATTCCTAATCCTGATGGTGGTTTCTATGATATTGGTTTTGGTCGTTTACTAGGACCACTAAACAAATCAGCTAATACAATCATCAATCAATTAGTAGATGCTGGTTCTCTGTCTAATCTACAATCAGGCTTTATTGGTCGTGGTCTTCGTATTAAGATGGGTGAAACTAGATTTGTACCTGGAGAATGGAAAGCTGTTAATGCTACTGGTGACGACATCAAGAAGCAAATCTTCCCATTACCTGTACGGGAGCCTAGTGATGTATTATTTAAACTACTAGATCTTTTACTTAAGTCTGGTAAGGAATTGGCATCTGTAGCTGAAATCTTTGTTGGTAAAATGCCTGGGCAGAATACACCAGCAACAACTACAATGGCTACTATTGAACAGGGTATGAAAGTATTTACTTCTGTTTATAAACGAGTTTACAGAGCATTGGCATCTGAATTTAAAAAGTTGTATAAACTAAATAGAACTTATAGTAATCCACAAGAATACATAGCGGTTCTAGATCTAGAGATAGGTCAAGAGGATTATCAAGGACCAGAGGATGACATTTATCCTGGTGCTGATCCTACTGCTGTTTCTTCACAAGAGAAGCAAGCAAAGATACAAGCTGTAATGCAGCTTCTACAACTTGGTACTATAGATCCAATGGCTGTAACTATGTTGTATCTTGAGGCACATGAGATACCCAATCCAGAGAAACTTATGCGTCAGCCTCAGCCACAACAAGATCCTAAGATGGAAGCTATCAAAGCTAAAGCTCAAGTGGATCAACAAAAAGCTCAGATTGATATGATGCAAGCTAAACACAAGATGGAACTAGAAGGTGCATCAAAAGAGCAAGAGCTTAGAATGAAGGCAGCAGCACAACAACAAGAATTACAAGCTAAACAAATGCAAGCTATACTTGATGCAAAAAGTGCACAAGCTACACAAGCAATGAAGATGCAGATGGAGCAACAAGCTGCACAACAAAAAATGGGAATACAAGCCCAACAGACTAGAATGAATCTAGCAACACAAGCTGCTACACATAGTCAGAATATACAGCATCAAAGTGAGATGAACAAACAACAACAGAAACAACTTCCGAAGGGGACAAAAACTAGATGATTGAAATAACACAAGCAGATTTCAACGATTGGAAATCCAATAAGGTAACAAAAGCTTTTCTACATGCCGCCCAAGAAAGAGCAGAAGATTGTAAAGAAATACTAGCAACCAGCGCAGGTCTAGATATTTTACAAGATCGCTTTTTTGTAGGTATGATCAATGCTTATCGTGAAATGCAAGATTTTAGAGTGGATGATCTATAATCATGGCTATTCAATTAATTTTACATCAACTATTAGTTGATCCAGATAAAGCAGAGAGTATTACTCCAGGTGGTATTGTTATTCCTGAACCTACTGTAGAGAGAGAACGTAAGGCTGTAGAATACGGCACAGTTCTTCAAGTAGGACCAACAGCGTTTAAAGATTATGGCCGTGAGAATGATGCTGTTAAAGTTGGTGATCGTGTCTGTATGATCAGATACGCAGGTAAAGAAGTTAAAGATACTGATGGACATAAATATATTATTATCAACGATGTTGATATTTTATGTATCCTAAAATAAGGAATATATATGAATGAGTTAGATACAGTTGTAGAAACTGCGGAAGTTATAGAACCACAGAAAGTTCAAGTAGATCCATATGAACAACAAGCAAAAGAACAGGGATGGAAACCAAAGGAAGAGTTCCAAGGTGATCCTGGCCAATGGCGCCCTGCTAAAGAGTTTGTAGATCGTGGAGAGTTATTTGGAAAGATTGATACATTAGGTAGAGAACTTAAGGAAACTAAAAAAGCGTTACAGATGCTTCAAGAGCATCACTCAAAAGTGCGTGAGGTTGAATACAACAAAGCTTTACAGGAACTAAAAACACTTCAAAAGAAACATCTTGAGGAAGGTAATTCAGATGGTTATCTAGAAACTACTGAACTACTTACTGATCTTAAGGCAGAACAAAAAGCCAGAGAAGTTATTAATGAACAAGCAACACAACAGGAACAACCTTCTGTTGATCCACGTTTTGTTACCTGGGTTGGTCGCAATATCTGGTATGAAAAGGACGACGAGATGCGTCAGTTTGCTGATGCAATTGGAACGGGATATGCTAAAGTACATCCTGATACAAATCCAGAAGAAGTGTTAAAATATGTTTCTGCACAAGTCAAAGGTAGGTTTCCACATAAATTTAAAAATCCTAACCGAGATAATCCAGGTACAGTAGGAACTTCAGATACATCAAATACAAGTAACAGTAAATCTCTGCAATTATCAGAGGAAGAAAAACGAGTAATGAATACATTTATTCGTAATAATGTTATGACCAAAGAAGAGTATCTAATTGAGTTAAAGAAAACAAAAGGAGTCTAAGATGACATCAAGAACACCACAAAAACGAGTAGTTCGTAAACCCCTATCAGCACAAGGCCCATTAAACATCTCAGGTGAAAAAGACCCAAACTTTCACTATCGTTTTGTTAATGATACAGGTTCTCGTGTTTACAATTACCAGCAAGCTGGTTATGAAATTGTGACTGACGGTGATATTACCGTTGGTGATTCTCGTGTTTCAGATGCGTCTGATCTTGGCTCCCCTCGACGTGTAGTTGGGGATCAAGGTACAACTTCTGTTCTAATGCGTATTCCTAAAGAATATTATGAAGAAGATCAAGCAAGGAAAAATGCACTTCTTGATGAACAGGACCAGGCCATGAAGCAACAAGCTACTAAAGATTTGGATTATGGAAAAATACAAATCTCTTAGTCTTTTTAATTTAATGGAGATTCTATGGCTAATACGTCTCGAATTAACGGGTTCAAGCCCGTAAAACATTTAAATGGCTCACCATATAATGGTCAAGCCAATTTATATGAGGTTCCAGCAGGTGAAGCAGTTCCTGTATTTATTGGTGACCTTGTAAAACTCTCTGATACTGCTGCTACCTCACTATATCCTGCTGTTGAAGCAGTTGTAGGTGCCTCTGCACAGATCGCTGCTGGTCCTATCCTTGGTGCTGTTGTTGGTATCGTCAATGTAAAAACCGATCCTACAAGTGGTATCCTTTCAACAGGTTCTATCTCTCTTGATACTCCTGTATATCGTCCAGCATCAACTAAGCAATTTGTACTTGTAGCTGATAATACTGATCTTGTCTTTGAAGCAGAAGCTGATGCCTCAGTTGCTGCCGCATCTATCGGTCTTAACGTTGGTGTAGGTGCTTCCGCACATACAAACCCACTATTAACTGGTGCTTCACCAATGTATGTATATTCAACTACAGCACCTGATACAACCTCAACACGACCACTACAGATTCTTGGTATCGTGAACCGTCCTGATAATGAAATTGGGGCCAACAGTAAAGTTCTAGTACGCATTAACGTCCAGTCATTCGGTAGCGTTGGTGTGGCCGGCGTTTAATCTTAAGGAGATAAATTATGTCTGGTGTTATTACTTCTAGCTCCTTTGCCAAGTTACTTTGGCCTGGATTAAATGCTATTTATGGGAAAGCCTATAATGACTATCCTGTAGAATGGACTCACCTTTTTGAACAAAACAAATCTGATAAAGCCTATGAAGAAGATGTTGGTCTTTCTGGTCTTGGTCTAGCTATTGTTAAACCTGAAGGTAGCTCAATTACTTATGATACAGAACGTCAAGGTTTCACAACCCGTTACAATCATCTAGTATATGCCCTTGGCTTTATCATCACTCGTGAAATCTTTGAAGATGATCAGTATGGTAAAGTAGGTGCACAAAAAGCTAAAGCTCTTGCACGTTCCCTACGTCAAACTAAGGAAATTGTAGCAGCTAACGTTTATAACCGTGCATTCACTGCTGGTTACACTGGTGGTGACGGTATTGTTCTTTTATCAACTGCTCACCTTAACGTTGCTGGTGGTACTTACAGTAACAAGATTGCAACCGATGCTGACATTAGTGAAGCTGCTCTTGAGCAAGCCTCTATTGATATTGCTGGTTATCGTGATGATCGTGGTCTTCTAATTGCTGCTAAACCTAAGAAACTAATTGTTCCTTATCAACTACAGTTTGAAGTTAAGCGTATTCTTGGTGCAGATGGTCGTGTTGGTACTGACTTAAATGATCCAAACGTTCTTAAGCAATCAAGCATCTATGACCAAGTTGTTGTTAACCATTATCTAGCCTCAACAGGTTCAGACGACTGGTTCATCATGACTGACGTTCCTGATGGTATGAAGTACTTTGAACGTCGTGCTGATCAGTTTGAACAGGATAATGACTTTGATACTGAAAACGCTAAGTTTAAGGCAACTGCTCGTTACTCATTTGGTTGGTCAGACCCGAGAGGTCTGTACGGTTCACAGGGTGCCTGATATTAATCCATAAGGGCTTCGGCCCTTTAATCTAAGAAAGGAACTCTTATGCCACAACCAATTCTAGGACCGGCTGGTGTTACTCGTACTACGCCTCCAGCAAAGGAACTTTATCATCAAGTAGTACAGATGGATACAAGTGCTGGTGACGCTACAGGTTTCGCTGCTTTTGTTCTTCCAAAAGGTTCTATCCCCATTGCAGCTTTTATTGTATCTAGTGGTGCTAACGTAGCTCAAACACTTAACGTAGGTACTACTTTAGGTGGTACTCAGTTAATTAATGCAGCTACTTGTAACGGTGCTCAAGTCACGGCAGTAGGAACAGCTGTAGGTGCTCAAATGGGTGCTCTACAAACTGCTGATACATTGTATTACGCTAAGGCTTCGGCACAGCTAACCAATGCAGTAAAGATTGTTATTTTATACTACTTCCCACAACAAGGGATGACTTGGTAAAACCCAAAGGTGGGATTAAGACTAATAATCTTAGTCCCATTTTTTTTTTATAAAAGGAAATATTATGCGCCCACAAGTAATTACGCAGTCTGGTACAG